CCGGTTTCTGATCAAGGGCGCTGGTTAGAGCCCTGCCGGCAACGAGAACCCAATCGTTGCCTCGATGGTGAATGATTCCATCGGCCGACGGCACCCAGTCCCAGTTGGGACATGAGCGCTTGCGGACTTTCGAACGCGTACTACGATTCCCATCGTAGTCAGTCCCGTCTCGTAACGAGATGCGTCCTGCGCGTAGATAGCCTGCGACTAGTGATACAACGAGGCCGCCAGCATTATAGCTGAAGCGGTAGTTACCTATCCCAGGTAACGAATCACAGTCTTCATCAGCAGGTATAGACAGCGTAACAAGTTCGTGAGCCAGAGCATGATATATGCGAGCTCCCGTAACACTGTACGTAGGTTTTCCAACCGTCGATCTTGGGGCTTTGATTCCTTCATCGTCGCCATCCCGGTAAGGTATCCAGAGTACTTCGGACACCTCCCTGAAAACGGCATTGATTAGGGCTTCAAGCCTTAGTCCTGTCTTGGTTTCCCACTTGATGAGTCTATTGATCAGACTATAGCAGTCAGAATCGCGGTCAAGGTCTTTTAGGTAGACCCCACGGACATTCACTCCGTTAAAGTAGTCGTGACCGCAACTCTCGCGGAACGGGCCTGTGGAAAAGGATTTCTCCTCGTTCACAATGAAGCCGAACAGGGCAAGCGCCCTGCAGACAAGCGGGTAAGCCTCACGGCACACCGCAATGTCATCTCCAAATACGCCGGCGTTGATCTGCTTTGGTTTCCCATAGCGATCGCGACGTTGATGAAGTGGCGACAAGAATGCGTCTTTTCGGGCGGTCCCAAAGTAGGGATCCAAGCCCAGCATTCTGTAACAGGCACATACCACGGCCGCAAAGAACATGGTCTGCAGGGGGAAGCAATACCCATTCCCCATACTGGCAACCATGTGCATCTCCAAGTACTCTCCTGAGGGTAAGAGAGTCTTGGGGCTTCGGGTCCGACGCAACCAAGTGTTGAACCACCTTGGCATTGTCCCATCCGTAAGCCCTAAAGAGATGCTATTTGACGCCGACTTCAGGTCGATTGTGGCAATAGTGCCATCCAACGACCCCAATCGAGCGAGCCACTGATTCTTCACCGGCTGCGTGCTCAGGTTGATCCCGAGCCGACTTTCCAGGCGATCCTCAATGTAGCCCCCGATCCCAAGCTGGAAGAACATCTCCAGCACAGGCTCGGAACAAATAGTGCGGTCTATATCGTACTGCTTGCGCACAGTACCTAACTTCGACCCCTCAACGACCAATGACCCATGTTGGTTTTCCCTTGCGATTTCTGCGAGGGCCCAGGTAGGGTTGTGTCTGATCGCTGCGCAGTAGAGCGCATGCAGCATAGGGTTGCTTCTCGACAGGGAACTGTCGAACAACTTCGCGTAGAACGTGGCTATGTCCACGCCCACCGAAACCCCCGGCCCTGTACGCGCCGACTCAGTGAGTCGGGCCAGTGTAGCCGGTGTGCCATCGTCATCTAGCAGCCAAGAATCGAGGTACGATACTACTTCCCCGATAATCTCTTCGTCAAACAGGAGCCTAGGCTCAAGGACGAATGTGCGGCAGCGCTCGTTGTCGGCAATGAAGCCGTCAATAGCTTTCTGCTTAGCATCTGGCGCGACGATTCCCCTGAATTTCTTCAGGAAAGAGCGACTCATTGCAAGTCGATCTGCGTCTTCAACGGCCATGTCCGAGGTGAACATGGGTCCGTCTACGGGTCCTAAGTCTGCAGCAAGGAGTTCAGCGAGTTTCTCCGGCGTAAGTGCAGTCCGGAGCATCGCTTCTAGCCCACGACTTGATTGGACTCTCCAGATCCATCGATCACCGGCCACTGGATGTGGTCCTCGGTGGCGTCCTCGAGACCAACCACCGACGGGATCTCAATCGCTGACATCGATGCGAGCGGGTCGACCTGACCCCACCCCATCACCAGCGTCTTCGTCCCGTCAGGGTAGTGGATGATCTCAGGCGCGGGCGTACCGTCTGCCCGCGCTTCCCAAGCCTCATACGCCTCTGTGAACAAGCGTGTGAGATCGCCATCCGGCGAAGGTTCGCTGCCAACCTCAGGCAGCTCGGGTTCATCGACTTCCTTGAGCACCTTACGGAGCTCTTCGGAGTTGCCAACAGACCTCATCTCGGAAAGGACTTCGTACAAGACGCGGAAGCTGCCCCGCACGTCCTTTTCAGGAACACGCGGGAACCACTGCGTCAAACCGGCCTTGACTTGGGTCGGCTTGTACATCGGGATGGAAGACACAACCTTCCCAGCTTCGAGGAGCGCAAAGCTCCAATGCTTCTTGGCCGTGAGGCCGAGCATTCCGCTCTGAACGAGACGGTAAGCCAGATCGACATGATTGTCGACATGAAGGTGGACGCCGGTGTCAACCGGGCCGCGCTTGGTCACATAGATCAAACAAATCTTCGACATCGTAGTTCTCCAAAAGTTGAGGAACAGAGATTACGGCATGTTTGCATGCCGGCCGCTTTCGCGGCGCGTGGGTTTCGCCCAATGCTTCCCAGCATTGGCGACCTGGGATCACATCGTGCCCATAATGAGCATATCGATGTAACCCTGGGCATTAGCCCAGTCCAGGCCGCAAGTGAAGGACATAAAAGCCTTCAAATTGGCGGGGTCGGCGACGTCCGAACCGGCGGGAGTGCTAAAATTGCGCTCATCGACGGCGATCGCGTACGGTTGCCCTGCGAGCGGCACCACCCCTTTATGGGCGACGCGCTTGCAGACGTTCTTCGGAACCGATGGCAGCAGCCCAGTCGACGGGTTGGTCTTCCCGATCGACTTGAACGACGTCGGCACCCAGAACGTCACCTAGAAGGGTGACGCAATGGAGTGCGCGTTGACGCCGGTCTGGGTACCGCCGAGTGCGGACACGATGTAACGTTTGCCGTTCACACCCGGGGCCTAGAAGGCCACAAGGGTGTAGGTCGGAGAGGTCAGGCCAGTGATGGCCGCGCCGGTGACCGGCGATGCGGGAGCAAAGCTCATTTCCGTCTTTCCTTGTGTAGACCCGTAGGCCTTGAAGTTGATTACCCAAACAGCTTCTTCGCGCCGCGTGGGGCTGAACCGCCTGTGAAGACCGCAAGCAAGTTCGGTATCGCCAAACCGTCAGGTGACGGCAGGTTAAACCGTAATGCAGGGATCTCCAACGCACTAGGGATCGTGCGGTAGACGGCCTTCGTCGAGTAACGGTAACCACCGAGATTACCCCCTTGAGTCGCTGGCCTCCCGGCCAGGTCAGTTGTTGTCTTACCAGGGACAGTAAGAGTGCAGTGTTCGACTGTCTCATGCACAACCGTTTTCACGATGTACGTGATACGAGACGTATCAGTAGCCCAGGCAGCCATA